GCCGATCTCTTCTCTCTCCCGGGGGTCGGAGTGTCCCGGGAAGATCACGCCGCCGCCGCGTTTCCGCAGGTCAGAGGCTTAGCGGGTGACCTTGGCGGTGGTCCACATCGGACGGGTGACGCGGCAGACTCGGCCACCCCGCAGTCCGGCGCCGTGGCCGACCCCGCCCGCCCTGTAGTCGTAACTGTGGGTGACGGCGCTGCCCGTCCGAAGACGCTCGCGGAGCATCAGGCCGTCATGGCCGCCGAGGTTCGCGCCGATATGAGTGGGTGGCCGCCGTTGCGGGTCCTTCTTGCGCCCGTTGAGAGCGTCGTAGCCGATCCGGTGGTATCGGTGGGCCCGGTGGACGTCACGGCGCCGGCCGCGGGTGATCTGGCGGGCGCGTTGGGTATCGTGACGAGCCTCCTGACGATGCTGGGGCAGGCCGAACCCGCCGTGCCGCCGTCGCGTGCGTTGATGACGCACTACCTGACCCGCGTCGCGGTGGCTCTGGCCCGGGTCGAGGGTGAGCGTGGGGCCGGGCCGGCGGTGAATGGCCGTCCGGTGCGGCGCGTGCCGGGTCAGGTGCGGCACGGCGAGCTGCAGGACGGCGGTGTCCTGTCGTGATGACGCACTGGCTCAACCGCGCCTCAGCGATGCTCCGCGAGGAGGGGCTGTGTTCGCGAGGCGAGCCTGACGCGACCGCCATCGACCGGCGCTGGCTCTGGCGGCTGGAGGGCTTCCTGGCCGTCAGCGGCACCAACCCGGGCCATCGCCAGATGGGCTCCGATCTCCGCCAGTACCTCAACGAGACGTGCGTCCACCACTGGCACGCCTGCGCGGCCGAGGGCGAGATCGAGGCGCACCGGCAGTGCCTCTACTGCAAAGACGTTCAGTGGGGCCAACTCGACTCCTCCCATCCAGCGTCATCGCGCACGGATACCAAGCCATGATCTACCTCGGCGAGTGGTTGACCCTCGCCCAGGCCGCCAACGCGTTGGGCATCAAGCGGGCCGAGCTCCGCCCGCTGCACGACGCCGGCGACATCGTCACCGAGCAGATCCGGCCCGGGGTGTGGCGGGTCCAAAACCAATCCGTGCAAGACCTACTCGCCACTCCAGAGTGGAAGGACAGGAGCAAGAAATGACCGATCAGGAAACGCCCACGGTGCGCGTGCACATCGCGGAGGGTTTGGTGGTCAGGCCCGGTGACACGTTGGTGCTGCGGTTGGACGAAGGCGTCGACGTCGACGAGGCGCTGGAGGTGAAGGCGGCCATTGAGCGCGGCATGCCGCCGGGTGTGCAGGTGGGTGTGATCGTGGCCGATGGTCAGCTGGCCGTGGTCCGCGCGGCGCAGCCGGACCCGCGGCCGTTGGCGCCGCTGCCCGCGTCGCAGCCGATCGGGGGGCGCCGCGCGCCTGCTGATGCTGCGGATGCGGAGGGACCGCGATGACGGCGGCGCATAGGCGTCCGCGCAAGGGCGGTGGCCCGGACGACACGGTGGTGTTCCCACCGCACGCGGCGCGTCCGATCTGGCTGCCTGATGATGGGCCTGAGTGGGAGCCGCTGTATGGGCCGCCGGCCCGGTCGTTCGTGGCGGACGTTCGGGACTGGATGGTGGTCGCCAACCTGGTCGCGAGTATGGCCATTATGGTTGGGCTGATCCTGTTTGGCTGGGCCGCGGTGGATGGTGCGATGCCGCCGGGTGTGGTGCCTACTGTCACCCCGTCAGTGATGCCGCATCCTGGGGTGACCCGGTGAGGGGTCGCGGACTTACCCGGCAGCAGCGCATCATCTTGCGCCAGCTCCCGGTGGGGGCGCAGGTGCGGTTCTGGGCGCACCGGTTGTGGCTCCGACATGGCTGGTTGCTCACCGGTTTGGCGATACTCGCCATCCCGTGCGGCGGTTGGGTCGTGGTCGGCGCGGTCGTGACGGCGGTTGTCCGTGCCTGGCCGTAGACGGATCGGCGCGGTCGAGCGCGAATACCGCGCCTATGTGGCGACGCTGGGCCTTCTGTCCGCGCGGCAGAAGGCCCAGGTGGCGCAGATCTACGCCCTGGCGGAGCAGCTCGACGCGGCGCGCGGGCAGGATCAGCCGTTGTCTGCGGTGGCCACGTTGTCGCGGGAGCTGCGGGTGGCGGCCGCGGACCTGCGGGACGTGGCCACGGTGACGCCGCCGGCGGCGGTACCGGTTGCTGACAGCGTGGATCAGGTGGCGGCGAAGCGGGCCGCGCGCCGTGCGAAACTAGCGAGGTAAGCTTCCATTGTGGACAGCGCCGGTGCGGTCCTTCTGGGCTCGCAGACTCCTACCTATGAGTGGGTGCCACAGGCGTGGACATCGGCCGGTCAGGACGCGGTGGAGATGGCGGCCGCGTGCCGGCTCGACCTCGACCCGTACCAGGTGCACATTCTTGACGGCGCGATGGGCGAGGAGAAGGACGACACCTGGACGTGCAATGAGGCCGGGGTCATCATTCCGCGCCAGAACGGCAAGGGCCGAATCATCGAGACCCGCGAGCTGACCGGTCTGTTCGCGTGGGGTGAGACGCTGATCCTCCACAGTGCACACGAATTCAAGACGTCACGGGATGCGTTCCGCCGCATGAAGATCATCGTGGAGTCGAACCCCGACCTCGATAACCGGCTCATGAAGAAGTCGGAGAGCAAGGGCGAAGAGGGTTTCGAGTTCCGGATCAACGGCAAGACTGCGCGCCTGCTGTACATGGCGAGGACCGGCGGCGCCGGGCGTGGGTTCGACGGCTGTAACACCGTCATGCTCGACGAGTCGATGATCCTTGACGATCAGCCGATCGCGGCGATGATCCCGACTATGGCAACACAGCCGAGGTGGCAGGTGTGGTATCTCGGCTCGGCCGGTGACATCAAGCTGCGCTCCGAGTCGGTGGTGTTGGCCCGTGTCCGCCGGCGCGGCTACCGGCAGGAGCCGGGTGTGGCGTTCTTCGAGTTCGCCGCCCACCTGGCGCACACGAAAGCGTGCCCCGACGATTGTGTACTGGATGTGCGTGGCGACCCGCGGACGTGGGCGAAGACGAACCCGGCCATGGGCACGCGCATCACGCAGTCGTTTCTGTCCAAGCTGGCCAACGGCGGCATGGCGAAGTGGGATTTTGACCGCGAGTTCTTGGGCGTGGGCGAGTATCCGAACGATGAGGGTTGGGCGCTGTTCGCCGAGGACGTGTGGGGCAGCCTGAAGGATCCGACGTCATCCCGCGGCCGGGCGTTCGCGGTCGGGTATGAGACGTCGTGGGATCACAGCGTGTCGTCTGCCTCGATCGCGTCGCGGCGCGCGGATGGCATGGTGCACCTGGAGATGATTGCGAACCGGCCCGGTACGGCGTGGATCCCCGACCATGCGCGGGCGATGAAGAAGATGCGGCCGTGCGCGTTCGTGGTCGACAAGAAGGGCCCGGCGGCGCTCATCATCCCGGATCTGATCCACGCCAAGATCAAGGTGGTGGAGCCGACCCTTGCCGACTTCACTGCCTGGTGTAGCAAGATGACGCAGCTCGTCACCGAGACGCATTCGGCCAGGCACTTGGACCAGCCCACCATGAACACGGCGGTGCAGGCCACCACCAAACGCGACACCGGTCAGGGCGGGTATGTGTGGGAGCGGGCCGACACCACCGCGGACGTAACCCCGTGGATCGGGGCGACGATGGCGCTCGGTGGGCTGATCCGCAATGGCAACCGGCGGGGCGCGCCGCAGGTGGCGTCTGCGTAGACCGTCCTGGTTGGACGGTGCGTGATGATACCGTTCGCCCTAAACCCACCACGGCAGGAGGGCGGGGCATGTGACCACTCTGAACCATATCGACGCGATTGAGGCACGCGCTACCACCACCCGGGCGCCCGTCGACTGGCGGCGGGTGTGGCTGCGCGTCCGGCTCGCGGTCGTCGCGTTCCTGCCAATGCTTGTCGGCTACACCGTGGGCGTCGTTGTGTGGGTCGCGGTGCGCGTCGGGGCGGCGTTCCTCGAGGGATTCGACAAGGGCCGCGGGTCCGCACCGGCGCAGCGACCGGGCGGGTAACAGATGGGGTGGCTGGATCGCATCGAAGCGCGGGCGTCGCACGCACCGGCGACCGGCCGGAAGGGTTTCACGATGCCGCCGTTCTGGGCGGACGGTGCCGCCATCGCCCTGGGCGGCGGCCCCATTGGCCCGGACGAGCTGGGCGGCGGCTCGTTCGACACGTTCGCCCGCGACTACTTCAAAGGCAACTCGGTCGTGTTCTCCGTCTTTCTGGCCAGGATGCGGGTGTTCGGCCAGGCCCGGTTTGCGTGGCGCCGCTACGTCGACGGCCGGCCCGGCGAGCTGCACACCAGCCCGGACCTGGCGCTGTTCGATCGGCCCTGGGCCAACGGCACCAGCGGCGAAATGCTGGGCCGTATGGAGCTGGACACCGGTCTTGCCGGCAACAACTTCTACACCCTGTGCGACCAGACGGGCCGACTCGGAAAGGCCGCGCGCGCCAACGATGGCCTGTTTATGGCGCGGCTGCGGCCAGACAGGGTGAAGATCCTCATCGACGCACCATCGGGCGACGTGAACGGGCCGGACGCGCGGATCATCGGATTCTCGTACACGTCCCCGGGTCGGGCGGGCGATCCGTGGTTCTTCCTGCCGGAAGAGGTCAGCCACTATTCGCCGATCCCCGATCCGGAGGCCAGGTACCGGGGCATGTCGTGGCTGACGCCGGTGATTCGGGAGGTCCTCGCCGACCGGGCGATGACGCAGCACAAGACCACATTTCTGCGTCAGGGCGCGTCACCGTCCATGGTGGTCAAGATGAGTGACGATCTGGATGATGACGAGTTCACCGCGTTCGTCGCGAAATTCAAGGCCATGTATGAGGGTGTCAACAACGCATACAAGACGATCTTTGTTGCGGGCGGCGCGGACATCACCCCGCTGACCTTTAATTTCAAGGATTTGGACCTGGGCAACATGCAGGCGAAGGTGGAGACGCGGATCGCGATGGCCGGCGGTGTGCACCCGTCCATCCTCGGCTCCTCCGAAGGGCTCGGCGGGTCTGCGCTGAACGCCGGCAACCTCGGCGCGCTGCGCCGGATCTTCGTAGACGCGAACATTCGAGATCTGTGGAACAAGGCCGCGGCCAGCCTCGAGACGTTGGTGACGGTTCCGGCCGTCGGCGAGCGGTTGACCACCGACGATCGCGATGTGGCGTTTTTGCAGGACGACGCGGACAAGGAGGCGGCCGTGCGTGAGGCCGACTCGCGCACTCTCAAGGGCTTGCTGGAGTCCGGGTACGAGCCGGACGCCGCGCTCGAGGTCATCGTCACCCGGGACTGGGGCAAGCTGCGCGGCCAGCACACCGGCCTACTGAGCGTGCAGTTGCAGGACCCGAACAAGAAACCAGACCCGCCGGCGGTGCCGCCGGCCCCGCCCGTACCGCCCGATCCGAACAACCCGCCACCCGCACCACCGCCAGGGGAAGGAGCCTGATGGACGTCAAGACAATCCGCACCCGCGTGGAGATCAAGGATGCGGCCAAGGGCGAGTTTGTTGCCATCATCGCGACGATGAATGTGAAGGACTCCGACGACGATGTGACCCTGCCGGGCGCGTTCGACGACGGGGCCAACATCGTGGTGAGCGCGTACGGGCATTCGTCGTGGGGTGGGTTCAGCGCCGCCCAGCTGCCTGTGGGTGACGCGGTCATCAAGGCCACCGATGAGCAGGCCGAGGCGCACGGACGGTTCTATCTGGACACTACGGCGGGCGCCGACACATTCAAGACGGTCCGCAACTTGGCTGAGAAGGGCCTCGGCGACTGGTCGTATGGGTACGACGCGCTGAAGGTGTCCTTTGGGGACTGGCAGGGTGACCAGGTGCGGTTCCTTGAGAAGCTCAAGGTTTTCGAGGGGTCGCCGGTTCTGGTCGGTGCGGGTGTTGGCACCCGTACCCTCGTCGCGAAGGCGATGAAGACGGCGGGCATGACCGACGAGCAGGTGCGGAAGATCCTCGACGTGATCGGGTCGGATGTGTCATCATCGGAGACACTCGCCGATTCGCTCAAGTCCGGTGTGGACGCACTGGCGGATGCGATCGACGGCGCGGTCAGGGTGGTCGCCCTACGTGCGGAGCGAGGCAAACCGCTCTCGGGTAAGAACCGGGAGCTACTCAAGCGAGCGCAGGGCGAGCTGTCGCGGCTCGTCGACCTGGTGGGCGTGGACGCCCCCGCCGACACGGACGACGACATGGCGCGGCGCGAGCACATGCGCTACATCCGTTCACTCCACAGGTAAAGGGAGCTTACCCATGCCATTTCCTGCCCTCCTCGAGGTTGAGGGGAAGCTGAAGGCGAAGCAAGACGAGCTGGGCAAGATCTTTGAGGAAGCCGGAGAAGACCTCGACTTCAAGAAGGTCAAGTCCGTGCCGTCCGGTGTCCCGTCGGGTGACACGAAGGCGATCGCCGATTGGGTGGTTGCTGTAAACAACGAGTGCACCGAGCTGGGCAAGGAACGCGAGCGACTGTTGCCGCTCGAGGCTGCGGCGAAGGCGGCCAACGATCGGCGCCGCGCGCAGGAAGGGTTGCCGCCGGCCGACGAGGACGGCGACGGCGCGAAGAGCGGGCCGAAGCGTGGGGGCGACGGCGCGGCGCTGTCCATGGGCGAGATGTTCGTGAAGTCGGCAGCATTCAAGTCACGGCTGCGCGGGGCTGCCGGCCCTGAGTCGCATTTGGACATCGACATGGGGGCCGAACTCAAGACCACCATGTCGACCACGGCGGGCTGGGCACCGGAGACGACACGCTCCGGCAAGCTCGTCGAGTTCGCGTACCGCCCGGTGCAGGTGTTGGACATCCTGCCGCAGGGCACCATTGACCAGGTTGCGTACACGTGGATGGAAGAGACCACGTTCACCAACGCGGCCGTCGAAACAGCCGAGGCTGGGCTCTACGCAGAGTCGGCGCTGGCCCTCACGCAGCGCTCGCAGGCGGTGCAGAAGGTGGCCACGTGGCTGCCGATCACCGATGAGCAGCTCGAGGACGTCAACGGCATCCGGGCCTATGTGGACGGCCGGCTGTCGCTGTTCCTCAAACTGCGCCTCGACGGCCAGGTCATCAACGGGAACGGGACCCCTCCGAACTTGCGTGGTATCGCGCAGACGGCGGGCATCCTCACCCAGCCCAAGGGTGCGGACACCGGCCCGGACGCCATCTACAAGGCCATGACGCAGATCAGGGTGACCGGCCGAGCGAACCCCGGTGCGATCGCGATGCACCCGACCGACTGGCAGAACATTCGCCTCATGCGTACGGCGGACGGCATCTACATTTGGGGCTCGCCGACTGAGGCGGGGCCGGAGCGGGTGTGGGGTCTGCCGGTGGCGATCACCGACGTTCTCACCGCGGGTACCGCGCTGGTCGGCGACTTCGCCACCCACTGCATGCTGTTCTACAAGCGGGGCATCGACGTGCAGATCACGAACGCGCATGCGAGCTTCTTCATCAACGGCTTGCAGGCGGTCAGGGCCGATGTGCGTGCGGTCATGGTGGTCTTCCGCCCGGCCGCGTTCGGCACCGTTACGGGGCTGTAAGCCATGCCGGGCAGAGGTGAGGGCACCAGCGTCCTCAAGGTGGCATACGGCGTCTACAGCTTCGCCCGCCAGGGTGGCGCTGTGGGCACCATCGCGCTGGACGGCGAGGCAGGCGTCCCTAGTGGTGCGGTCATCATGGGCGGCTATGTCGACGTGACCTCGGCCGCGCTGTCGGCCACGGGCACTATCGCCATCACCGTCGAGTCGGCGGGCGACATCGTCGCCGCCGTCGGACAGGCCGGGTACACGGTGGGGCGTAAGAGCGTCATCCCCGCGTTCACCGGCGCCACGGCAATCAAGACCACCGCGGCCCGGAACATTTCGGCCGTGATCGCGACCGCCGCCTATACGGCGGGCGTGTTCAGAGTGGTTCTCTTCTACGTCTAGGAGGGCGTAATGGCACAGCGTTTGGCGACGGTGCGGGCCGCCTGGAATGAGGACCGCAGCCAGTTGGTACCGGACACCCATGAGGATGCGCGGGTCATCGCGTATCCGGTGGGTGAGCCGATCAAAGACGGGGACGTGGAGGCGTACGACGACTTTCTGATGTCGTTGGACGTCGACCCGGACGCGGAGCATGGCACCGAGGGCGGGGAACCGTTGCTCGCCGAGTGGCGGGTCTTCATGGACGGGAACGGGAACCTGGTGCACGAGCGGGACCCTTTGGCCCGCTCCGTGCGCTACGCAGTTGGTGACGTTGTCGACCCGGACGACATCGACGAGTACAAGGCGATGGGTGAGGCGCCCGAATCCTACCCGGGATCTGGGGTGGTGATCGTGAAGGAAGACGCGGCGAACAAGGCGCGGACGCCGGCGGCGAACAAGGGCGCCAAACCTCCGAGGTCGCAGACGCGGGCCACCGCGGGCACCGCCGAGAACGCGACTGAGACGCCCGGCGGCACGGACTCGGGCAAGGGCGAGGGCCAGAGCTAGTAACCGCGCGCCGACCCTGGCCTAACCAGGGTCGGCGCGCCACGCTCCACATGCGACCAGTGAAAGGAACGTCATGCCGTTCAATCCGACAGGACTCAACGCCACGCTTTCCGGCGGGCTGGGCAACCTCATCAGCCACGTCGGACTACAGACATTGGTCGACCCGACAACAACCCTCACCGCCGTCGGCGAGGCGACTGGTGGCGCACCGGCGTACGCGCGCCTGGCCGTGGCGTGGGCGGCGCCCGCTGCGGGTGCGCGGTCCAACTCCGGGGCACTGGCATTCAACGCGCCGGCGGGCAGCTACGGGTTCGTATCCTTTTGGAATGCGCTCACCGGCAACGCCGGGACGCAATACCTCGGCTACGCGCATCTCAACAACACGCGGCGTGGCTTTTTTACTTGTGACGCCACCGACGTCACCGCGAACACCATCACAAGTGCCGCGCACGGTTTGGCCAATACCAACAGGGTGATGGTGTACAACGTTTTCGCCGAGGCGCTCCCCGCCGGAATGACAGAGGGCACCATCTATTTCGTGGTCGGCGCGACGACCGACACTTTCCAGCTGAGCCTGACTTCGGGCGGCGCGGCGGTCGACATCACCGGCATCGGTGAGGGCGTGTTTTTCGACCTCGTCCCCGAGACTTTCGCAGTGGATGGAACCTTGTCCATCGCGATCGGCGCTCTGGTGCTTGACGCCGTTGTGGTGTCGTGACTGTCCACATCGGTCACTAGGGACGGTGGGCTATGGCGGCGCCGGTGTTTGTGGCCGAGTACGAGGCGGTGTGGAACGCCTCCACGACGCCGAAAACGGTGTCCGTCACCGTCGCCGCTGGGGACACTCTGGTCATTATTGGGGTCGCCGAGGTCAACACCGTTATCTCCACCCCGACCGGTGGCGGCCTGACGTACACGCTGAAAGATTCCGTCCAGGTCACCAACTTCACCGCCACCTTTGTCTGGACGGCGGCCGCGGCGACGGCGCAGACGTTCACGTTGTCGGTGACGTCGGGTGGCGGCGTGTGGTGGGGTTTCAACGCCCTGCGATTCTCCGGCGTCAGCGCGATCGGTGCGAGCGCCAAGACCAACGTGGCCGGCGGTGCGCCTAGTCTGGCGCTGACAACGACGGGGCCCAACAGCGCGATCATCGCCGTGAACGGCGACTGGAATGCCGTCAGCGGTGCGAGCCGTACGTGGCGGACAGTCAACGGCATCACACCTTCCGCCGGCGCCGGCGAGGTGACCTACTTTTCGGACCCGGCCCACTACACCGTCTATGGCGCCTACTACTCAGACGCGGGCGGGGTCGGCGCGAAGACGCTCGGCCTGTCTGCGCCGGCCGGCCAAAACTACGCGATCGTCGCCGTGGAGCTGCTGGGGACTGCGGCGGCGCCAGGGTCGACCGCTGCGGCCAATGTGGGCGTCCGGTCCGGTGCGACCGCCACGAAGACTACGAGCTCCACCGGCACCGCGCCGGCCGGGCCCACGGCGCGGGCGGCGGCCGTGCACGTGTCGCCCCGGTCGGGTTCCGCATCGGTGGGCGTGTCCGCACGAGCGGGTGCCTCGCGGACGGCGACCGCGACGGCGCGGGCGTCGGTCGCGGTGGCGGCGTATGCGGGCGGGACGAAGACGGCGACCGCGTCCGGGAGGTCGGCGGCCGGTGTGGTGGCGCGGGTTGCGGCCACGCAGCCGTCCGGGTCGGCGGCGCGGGCCGGGGTCGGGATCGGCGCCCGGGTCACCACCACCACCAAGGGCGCGGCCGCCACTGGGCGGGCCGGTGCCGGACTCGCGGCGCGCGCCGGCGCTACGAAGACGGCCGCGGTCACCGCGAAGGCCTCGGGCGGGGTTACGGCCAGGGCGGCGGTTACGCAGCCTGGCAGCACAGGACGCGCGGCGGTGGCGGTCGGCGCGCGGGTCACCACGACGAAGTCGGCGGCCGCGTCGGGTGTCGCGTCGGTGGCGGCGGTGTCGCGGGCCGCGTCGACGACGTCGCGGGTCGCGACGTGTCGGGGCATGGTCGGTGCGGTGGCCCGGGTCGGGGCGGCCAGGATCGCCGCTGGGACGGTTCGGGGCGCGGTTGGTGTACACGCCCGGGGCGGCGCCCGGCGGGTCGCGGTGGGCCAGTCTGGCCGGGCGGTGGTGGGTGTGGTGGCGGGGGCGACCCGGGACACTGGGATCGTCGCGGGTCCGGCGTGGATGTCGGGCGTCGACGTCGGCGAGTCAGTGCTCGCCGGTGTCGCTGTCGCGGCCGCGGTGTTGACAAGTTCTGGTGACCGGGCAGCAGGGGAGATGATCGGCTAATGGCGTATGACGTGGGTCAGATGGTGCGGCTACCGGTCACGGTGAGGGACAACGCGGGGCAGCTCGCGGCCGCGACGATGGCTAGCACGGTGACCAGGCCCGATGACACGGTGTTTCCTGCACCTGCGGTTGTGAACGCGGGTATCGGGCAGTACTACGCCGATGTGGTGGTTGATACGCCTGGGCCGTGGCTGTGGCGGTACACGGCGAGCGGCACCGTGGTCGGTGTCTACACGGGACAGTTTTTCGTCCGGACGCCCGGGCCGCGGATCGTGTCTCTCGTGGAGGCGAAGCGGCACCTGAACAAGGACCTCGCCGTCACCACCGACGATGAGGACATCCGGGATTTCATCGACGCCGCGCAATTCGTCATTGAGTTCAGGCTAGGTGTGGCCGTCGTACCGCGGACAATCGTCGAGTATCACGACGGTGGCTGCACGGCTATCCACCTCAACAAAGGCCCGGTCATCGCGGTGCTCGAGCTGCGGGAGCAGTGGGCGCCCGGTGATCAGCGTGTGCTCACCCTCGAGCCGGACTCGAGCATCGGCACCGGCGACGGCAACTACCTTTTGGACGTGCCCGCGCGGCGCATCCTGCGCCGCAACAACGGCTACGACTATCCGTTCCCGGCCGGGTCACGGAACATCAAGGTGACGTACCGGATCGGCAGCGTGGTGCCACAGGAGAATGTGCGCCTGGCCGCGCGGGAACTGATAGCGCACGTGTGGCGGGCGAGCCAGCTCGCGTCCGGGCAGACCCGCGCGAAAGAGGTCGCGGAGTCCATGGTGGCTGTCGGGTACGCCGTGCCCAACAGGGTCCGGGAACTACTCGGGGTCAAACGTGCCCCGAGGCTGGGATGATGACGTCATGCCACAGTCCACAGTGCCCGCCGTCCTCACCAACCTGGTGACCCTGTTCACGGCCAACGCACCGGCCGGGGTGCCGGTGTCGCTCGGCTCGACGCCCGGCGGCGACATCCCGGCCGACTATGTGACCGTTGGTTGGGCCGGTGATGACCTGCCGTCGGTGGACGGGCGCAGCCGCCCGACCGAGTTGGGCAACCCTGGCCAGGTCGCCGCCGAGTCGTATGTGGTGTGGTGCTCGGTGTCCACATCGTCTGGTGACGAGCTGGCCGCGGCTCGCATCGCCCGCACCGACGCCATCTTCCAGGCGTTGGTGGCGGCGCTGCGGGGGAACCGGACGTTGATGGGTGCGCTTACCCCGCCCGGCATGGCCGACGTCGGCTCATTCCAGTGGACGATCGAAGAGGGCGGCCAGGTCGCCACCGTATATTTCCAGGTCGACGTGGACGCGGGATGGGTGATGTGACGTGGCGAAAGGAAGAGTGATCCTCCGCAAGAAGGAGATCGAGGAACTCGCCAAGACATCCGACATGGCCCAGGTGATGGTTGACCGGGCCAACGAGGTTGCCACCACGGCGAAAGGCAACGCACCGGTCAGCAAGGCCGGGTCACACGGCCGGCGGGCCGGCTACCTGCGGGCCAACATCCGCACCAAATGGGCCCGCGACCAGACCAGCGTCTACGCCGACGTCATCACCGCGGCACGCACACCCAAGGGTTACCCGTACGGGCGTCGGCAGGAGCAGCTGCAGCCGTACCTGAAGCCCGCCATCGAATAGGAGATTGTTAATGACCCACCCAATGGTCGACCCGAACGAGTTGGACCCCACGGGGGAGCTGGCCGCGCGGATCGCAGAACAGGAACGCGAGTATGGCACCTATGTGGCCACGTCGCGGATCTACGCCGGCAACGCCCTGGCGTACGACGTCGGGCACCCGGTGCCGATCTCCAACGTGGTCGCTCACGGCTACTGGCACAACGGGCAGGTGGCCCTGGTCGACGGTGCCGACCACGCTCCGGAGATCGCCGAAACCCTCGCCCCGACCCCGGTCCCGGCCCCGGCCGCGGCAACGACCGGCGACGAGCCGGTCGCCGATGAGGAAGAAAGGTCTGAGTAGATGCCATTGTCTACCGCTGTACCCCTGGTTCTGCAGGATCCGGGCTTTCTGTTCTGGGCGCCGCTGCTGACCGCCGAGCCGCTCCATGCGGCGTTGGCGTCCACGTATGACGCCGACCCGTGGCCGGCGGCGTGGATCCCGATGGGTGCCACCGAGGACGGGTCCGAGTTCAGTTACGAGTCCAAAGTAGAGCCGGTCAAGGTGGCGGAGTTTTTCGACCCGATCCGGTATTCCACCACGGAGCGGTCCGGCAGCTTCGCATTCAACCTGGCCAACTACACGCTGCAGAATTTGAAGCGGGCCTACAACGGCGGCACCGTGTCCACCGTGTCTGGTGCTGCTGCCACCCTCTCGTCCCGGTTGCTGCCGCCGGCGGCAGGTGCGGAGATTCGGGCCATGCTCGGGTGGGAATCGCTCGACCACACCGTCAGGGTCGTCATGTACCAGACCATCAACAGCGGGACCATCAAGCACGCCTATAAGAAGGCGCCCGCCTACGCGACGATTCCGTGCATGTTTAATTTCGAGGTGCCGACCGGCGCCCCGCAGCAGCCGTTCAGCGTCTACACCGCAGGCGTTGCCAGGCTCGGGACCTGATCCGCTATGGCGACGCGCGACCTCGGCGAGCTGGGCACCCCCGGCGAGCCGGTAGACATGGATTTCGGATGGCACGGTGAGCGGATCCGTGTCAATCCGGAGTACTCCGATCTGGCGTTCATCGAGTTTCTCGATCAGGCGGCCCGCATCGACGCCGGCGACGACACGGCGTCGATGCGCGCCACCCTCGCGTTCCTCAGAGACCAGATTCACCCAGAGGACTGGGCCCGGTTCATGGAGCTGAACAGGGCCCAGCACCAACAGTTCCGTGACCTTTTCAAACTGGCAGGCAACATCGTGGCGGCTGTTGCCCGGTTCCCTACTGGGCGGCCGTCCGACTCGTCGGGTGGGCGGCCGAGCACCGAGCAGAGGTCGAGGGCCGGCTCATCCTCAGCCGTGGCGCAGGCTATGGCCGATTCGAAGGGGCGACCGGATCTCAAGATGATCATTTGGCAGGCGCAGGAAGCGAAGCTGGCCGACGCGGCCTGACGGTGGCCGAGATCTGCGCAGTGTCCTATGTGCTCATCCTCGACCAGCTGGAGCGGCTCATGACACCGCTCATACAGGCGGCGGCGATGGCCCGGATGCTCGGATCGTCGGCCGATGTGCCGGACTGGTTTGAGATCCGGGCCGACTTCGATCGGACACTCACAGAGCCGCCCAAGCGGATCGACAGCAAGGACGCGGCCATGTTGGAAGCGATTGGACTAAGGGGGTGAGGATGTAGTGGGCACTCTCGCCGACGCCTTTGTGCGAATCAGGCCGGACATGGATGGCTTTCCGCGAGAGCTGAAAGCCAAGGCAGAGATGGGTGTCGGGCCCGTCGGGAAACAGGTGGGCAAGAAGTTCGGCGAAGGGCTCATGACGGGCATCGGTCTCGGTATCGCTGCGACCGTCGTGGTCGACTTTTTCAAGGGCGCATTCGCCGAGGCGCAGGAAGCGGCGAAGGTTACCCGCCTGACTGAGGCGGCGTTGAAGTCGACCGGCAACCAGGCAAAAATCACGGGGAGCCAGATTAGCGACCTCGCCGGGGACCTCTCCAATCTGTCCGGTGTGGACGATGAGGTAATCCAGAGTTCTGAGAACGTGTTGCTCACGTTCACGAAGGTCCGCAACGAGGCGGGCAAGGGCAATGACATTTTCAACCAAGGGACTGAGGCGGCCCTGAACCTGTCGGCCGCGTTGGGTACCGACTTGCAGGCCGCAACCCTGTTGGTGGGTAAGGCTTTGAATGATCCGATCGGTGGGCTCACCGCGCTCAAGAAGGCGGGTATTCAGCTCACCGATCAGCAGAAGGAATCCATCAAAACCATGGTGGAGACCGGCGACGTCATGGGCGCTCAGAAGGTCATCCTCGGCGAGCTGACCACGCAGTTCGGCGGCGCCGCTGAAGCCGCCGCTAGCCCTGCGGACAAGGCACGGGTGGCATGGGGAAACTTTCAGGAAATGGTCGGCGCGAAGCTCATGCCGATGCTGAACGACATCCTCCAATTTGGAATCAAAAATCAGGCATGGCTGGTGCCGCTCGTCGGTTCGATCGCGTCCATGGCCCTCGTCATCGGCACGGTGATAGGTGTCACCAAGGCATGGGCGGCGGTACAGGGTGTGCTGGGTGTCGGCCTCGACGGCACCACCAAGCGCGCGACCCGGGCCGGGTTGGCGATCACCGGCATGGTCATCGCTGCGCAGGCCATTGACTCGTTTGCGGGCCACGCCACGGACATTGAGGGCCTCGCCGACTCGATCCAACACCTGGGCAAGGAGAACGAAATTTCGGGCGAGCTGGCCCGACTGTTCGGCAAGGACCTCGCAGGGTTTAGAGACGACGCGGCCCTTGCCGGGGACGGTGTCAACGGGATAGCCCGTGCCATAGAGGGTGCCATTCCGGGGCTGCGCCAATTGAACGACGCATTGCCGGGGCGGAGTTTTGGCGATGCGCAGGAACGCATCCAGGGCGTGGATAACCAGCTTGCCGACCTGGTACGCAACGGCAACTTGGAGGCCGCGCGGGCGGCGTTCTTCCGGCTTATGCAGGCGGGCAAGCTGACGGCGGACGAGGCTGAAAAGCTGATGCCGAAGTATGCCAACGCTATGGCGGAGGCCGAGCGGGCGACGGGCAAGCTCGGTGACGCATCGCAGGACGCGGCCGAAAAGGGCAAGTCCCTAATGGACGTTTGGGACGAGTTGAACGGCAAGATGCTGACCGCGGATGAGGCCGTGTTGGAGGCGCGGCAGGCCATCGACCGGCTGAAGGACACGTTCGAAGAGGGCGGCAAGTCGATTGACGGCATGTCGTTGGCGTCGTCTGAGAACCGGGTCGAATTGGAACGCAGCGCACAGAAGTCCGTCGACGCTGCTTTGAAGTATCAGGAGAATGGTCACTCGGCGGCCGAGGCGGCAACGCTGTTGGCGAAGTTCAAAGACGAGGCGATCAAAAACACGTCGGCGACGGGCAAGAACAAGGATGAAATCATCAAGCTCGCCGATGCGTTGTTCCGCATCCCTGAGGATGTTAAAAGCAATGTCGTTGTGAGCGTGTCGGGGTCCAACCAGCTATCCAACATGCTCAAACAGCTCGACCGGGTGGAGCGTGGCATGGCCGACGGCGGCGTGCTCCGGTCCTTCGCTAACGGTGGCGTCGCCCGATCCTTTGCCGGCGGCGGGATTGAGCAGCACGTGGCCCAGGTGGTCAAGGCCGGCACGTGGCGTGTGTGGGGTGAGGACGAGACCGGCGGGGAGGCGTACATCCCCCTCGCGACAACGAAGCGCACACGGTCCACGGCCATCCTCGCGGATGTTGCCCGCCGGTTCGGGTTCGGGCTCATCCGTCAGGACGCCGCCGGCGACTTGCCCGCGGCCGGTGGTTTCGCGGGCGGTAGTGGATCGTCTGGCGTCGGCCGTATCGCGGAGCTGCTTGAGAAGCTGATCGGCGCGGTGGAACGCATCGCGCCGGGTGTGGGTGCCGAAATCAACGGTTCGATGGGGTTCGCACGGCAGCTCGGAAGGGCACGGTAGATGGCCACTCTCACGCTTAACAAGCTTTGGCTCAACCGTCTGGACACGGGTGAGGCGATCTCCGCGTGGACCGGTGACGGCCGGCCGCAGCTGCACGATATGGACGGCAAGGTTCGCACCTATGGCGGCGGCCGGCAACGGTCGGTGGCGACCGAGGGCGAGCGGGGCCAGTTCGCGTTCACGCTGCGGGATGTGTCGCTGGCCACGGTCACGCAGCTGCGCGCGTGGAAGAACCTGCCCATCCAGGCACGTGACCATCGTGGGCAGAGGTTCTTCGGGGTGTACTACGCCGTGGCGCCGATAGAGGCGAAGGACCCGGCCCTGTACGACGTCAGCATCACACTGCGGGTCGTGTCCGTGGACGAGGGTGTGTAGCGCATGCAACCACCGATCGACCCTGTCCGCGCCGGCCTCACCGCGGCGCAGGTGGTGGGCCTGATCCGCGACGCGGCCGGCATCACAGTCGGGGCCGGGTGTGAGCTGCTAGACCAGTCGCTACAGGTTCTCGACGACATCAGTGCCGACTTCGCCGGCGGGTCGGTGTCCCGGGCGGCGTACTCCGATCTGCACGGCACGTGTTCGGTGGGCCTCTCCCGCGAGCTGGCGTGGGGGCGGGCCATCATCCGCCCGTACATGACTATCACCGATGGCGTTATCACGGCCCGATTCAACCTCGGCGCCTACTTCACAAGCACCCCGAAACGGGACCTGGCCGACGATCCTGTGACGTACGCGGTGGCCGGCTACGACATCCTTCACGGGCTGCGGTCCCCGGTCGGCGAGTCGTTCTCTGTCGACACCGGAGCGTCCTATCTGGAGGCTGTGGAGGACATCCTGGCGGCGCAGGGCTACACCGCTTATGTGATCGACCAGTCGCGTGCGTCGAGTGTCTTGCCGGCGCCGCGGAATTGGCCGATCGATCCCAACAACCGGTGGTTGACGATCGTCAACGATCTGTTGGCAGCGATTGGCTATCAGGGCATCTGGTCGGATTGGGATGGCCGTCTGAGGGTGCAGCCGTACCTGTCGCCGATGCAACGCACCTCTGAGTGGTTGTACAACGCCGATGTGCATACGGCGATGATGGACCCGGCCCGCGTGTTGGAACGGGACTTTTTCGAGGCCCCGAACCGGTGGGTTGCGGTGCGCTCCAACAACATTGACGGCGCGGCGCCGGTGGAGGGCAACGGCATCTACACGTTCGTGAACGAGTTCGCAGGCGACACCAGCGTGGAGGGCCGCGGTGGGCGCGTCATCACCCGGATTCTGAATTTGGAGGCCGCCGACCATGCCACGCTCGTGGCGCAGGCGCAGGTGACGATTGACGCCGACACGCAGATCAAGACCTCGCTCGCGGTTCCGACGTCGCCGAATCCGCTGCATTGGCATTTTGACCGGATGACCGTTGACGATCCCGATGTCGGCCCGTCCGTCGAGGTGCTCGGTACACAGTGGACGCTGCCGTTGAATGGAGACAACATGAGCCACAGTTGGACGTTCCTATGAGCCTGCCACAGGGTCTCGTTGACCTCATAGATGAGCGGATCAATGAGCGGCTCGCCGAGGTGAGGCCGGGGCCGAATGTGACGGGCACCGCGGCCGGTACTGTCGCGTCGCGGACCGGGGCGACAACGGCGCTGGTTGTGTTCGATGGGTCGGCGCAGGTGTCGCCGGTGAAGGTGTTCGGGGACATCACCATCGATGAGGGCGACCGGGTTGGGTTGGTGCGGGTCGGTGTGGATTGGACGATCGTCGGCACGTTCACTCGCCGAAACCTCGTGTGGCCGATCGAGGCCCACGTGGGGGACCACCGCATCGAAGCGGGCGCCGACACGCCGCCGGAGCTGCAGGCGTACAACATTTTGGAGGCGTTGCTGTTCTACGTCACGGACAGAAATGCGCCGTATGACGAGCTCGGCTATTTCTTTATCGGCACCTCAAACAACCTGGATGGTCTCGCGCAGGCTAAGACGCTGCTATTCGGTAGCGTGAAGTACCCGGTTCCCAACAATCCCGCGTCGGCGGGGGTCGCTGACGTAAAGGCGAATTTTCAGACGAATCTCTTTGGAACCGATACTCCTGGGGTCGGATGGACAATCTTCAAAGATAGTCACATCCATGTCTATTCGACGGTCCCACAGATCATCTTGGACAACGCCGACACATTCTTTCGGGGCACCTGGGTTGCGCACACTGACGGCGTGGTTTCCTACTTTTCAAGTGGCACCACCGAACGCATAGACAGTGGTGCGACGTTCCGTGCGCTGAACGGAGCGACGTTTGAGCGGCTAAATGGTGGAAACGTTTCTGTCGGCGGTGACCCTGGCAAGGGCATCGTCCATTGGACTTACAGCAACAGCGCGTCAGCTAACACTGTGGCGGGGGCGCCGTTCAGCGCCAAAATCATCACGTTGACAATCAATAGCTTGGTGTTTGAAAGCGGCCGGGCGTACAGCCTCGAACTTTTCGGCGGCTTCCAGTCTGCTACAGCTGCATGTTCAGGAAACTTTTTCGTCCACAAGGGAAACGTTGCCGGCACCGGCACGGTGTGGTGGGACTATTGGTGGGGTCCGCAGGCACAAGGTGAGGTGCGGGGCATAACTCCCGGCCCGGCTTACCTTCGGCGGACGGCGGCCGGGAACTTGACCACCGACATTTCGATACAGCTCCTTACGAACGCGTCGGGGTCCGGGAACCATTACGCGGACGCGAGCCACGTGCGTGGACTGGTCGTGCGTGACGTCGGCACGGCGGGAGACTTCGCGTTCGCAACCGCGGTGACATGAGGAGAGTCCGAGTGAAGACGTACCACGTGGACGGGGCCGAATGTTACGGGCCCGATGATAAGGACGTAAACGATCCGAAGGAGAAGGACAAGGAGAAGCAAGCGAAGCCGCCCACCATCCCTGACTGGGCCCGGAATTCCGCAAAGACAGAGTAGGAGGCAACGATGGCCACGATCACCACCACCACCAACGCCTCACCGTTGGCCTATCCGGGCAACACCCGCGTAGACACGGAGATGATCGGCGCTGGGGTCGCGCGTCTGTACGCGTTGGTGAAAACGTCGACGGCGGACACGTTTCAGCTTTTCTACTCGGATTCACCATGGGCGGCGTGGACGGCCCGCACCTCCGATGTGCGCGCCAACGTGGTCGATGCCGGAAGCATCTTCGTTACCAACGACCACTATCTCTATTGGTGCTACCGCACAAACGAGGCATCACAGGACCGTATCTACCTCCGCAGGATGTACCTCCCGGCAGGGGTCTGGTCGGCTGAAATCCTTGTCGCGGTGGTGGGCAATGGTGGCGTGGCCGGTTCGATATACGGCGGCATGGATCTCCAGGTGGTGGTTAGTGCCGGCCAGGTGTTCGCCGCCATCGCGATTGGCACCACCGCAACCAGCGGCGTGCAGGTGCTTGGCGTGTACTTCAACAACGCCGGTGTCCCGGGCGTGAACCACCTCATGGTGTCCGGCACTCACGGCTGGTCATACCCGGGCACGGGGCGGGTGGGGCCGTCGATCGACATAGAGCATCAGGGTGACGGCAAGTCGTCGGGGGCGCCGCATCTGTGGGTGGCGTTCGGCCGGGACCGTCTGATGATCGTCAAATGCGCATGGAACGGCGGCGGTTGGTCAGGTCCGACGCAGGCGCAGGAGCTAATCGGTCCGGGCATGGCGGCGCGGGAGTACACGGCGGCGCGGTGGACCGGCAACGAGTTCTGCGTCGCGGTTCCGAATGCGGTCACCACCGACACGGTGCTGTTGGTCGAACGCGACCGGGCCAACTCGAGCACCGTGATCCGGCAAACGCCGCTGCACCCGACCGGCGTGATCCGGCACACGAGCCTGAGCTACAACTGGGTGACGCGCGATGTTCGGGTGTATGCAATCGGCACCTCAACAACGGTGCTGTACTACACGGACTATGTGCGGGCGACCGGCGTGTGGACGAGCTGGGCCACCGTTGTCGCCACGGCTGTGCTCGGCTCTACAGGCCAGGAGTGGGGCGTGCGGCGCGGGTCGTGGTCCGACGCCAAACACGACGTGTACACGGCTCACGCCGGCGCTCCGAACACCATCGTCCACACCGCGCAGAGCCTGACGTACGCGCCGTTCACGCCCACGTGGGCGGTGACCTCGGGCCAGCCGTACGACGTCGCCGCGACGCTGCTGCTGGACTGGAATTTTGCGGACTCCGACCCGGGGGACACGCAATCGGCGTACGCCATTTCGCGGCAGATCGGCGCCGGTGCAGTGTCGTATTTCCGGGCCAGCGATGCGACGTGGCAGCCGGCGGAAGTTCAGAACACGTCGGGTACCACGGCGCGGACCCTGGCCGCCGCGTGGGGTGCCGGCACCGATGCGCCGCACACGTACAAGGTGAAGGTATGGGACCAGTCGTCCACGGCGAGCGGCTACAGTGACGCCTTGGTCGTCATCGCGTCCACATTGGTCAACCCCGCGATCACGTCGCCGGCCCCGGCCGCGGTCCTCACCGGCGACTCGGTCACCGTCACGTGGACGGCCGCGGAGCAGACCGCATACCGGGTCACGTTGTCCATCACCGCCGGCGGGCAGCTGTACGACAGTGGTTGGGTCGCGGGTGGGGTGCTCACTAAAACTGTGCCGTACACCCTGCTCAATGGTGGCGCGTACACGGTCACAGTGCAGACCGCGAACAACGAGGGCCTGCCGTCGGCGATCCAAAGCCGCAATGTCACGGTGTCGTTTTTGGCCCCGGACACGGCGACTCTTGTTGCCACGCCGGTGCCTGCGTCGGGCTGGATCGCGGTGGCGGTCACCAACCCGGCCCCGTCGGGTGGCCGGCCCGCGGTGGCGTCCAACGACGTGTATCGGCGCGGGTCCACCGTAGGCAGCCTGAACCCGAACCCGACGTTTGAAACGGCCCTGACTGGCTGGAATGGCGTCAACGCCGCCCTCACGCGGGTGAACACGCAGGCGCATACCGGGTCATGGTCTTGTCGTGTGGTCCCCAACGGCGTATCGAGCGACATATATGCAGAGTTCGCATCTCAGATCATTGATCCGCTGCTTGATTACACGGCCGACGGGTGGATACGGCTAGACACGGCACTCAAGCCCGGCCGCATTTTCTTGCATTGGTACACGGCGGCGGGTGTCTACATCAGCTCCACCAGCGCCGCCGTACCCGCGGTGGCCGGCGTGTGGCTGTGGGGGCAGGTCACAGGCACACCGCCAGGGACGGCCGGCAAGGTCGCGGTGGCGATGGGTGTCGGATCGACGCCGGCGGCCACCGATGCGGCCTATGTGGACGATGTGTACTTGCGTCCCGCCAACGCGAGTGCCGGCGTGCGGGTGGCCACCGGGCTGGCCGCGGGAGCCACCCATAACGACTGGAAGGCGGTGGGGGGGGTGCCGTACGAGTATCGGGTGTTGACCGTCGCCGTGAATGGCACGTCGACGTTCGGCCCGTGGACAACGTAGCGTGATCACCAACCGACAGGAGGTGCGTCCCGATGCTGTACGGCGTTGATGTCCACGATGGATACCAGGCGGGTTTGTCTTTTCCGCTGCTGCGTTCGCAGGGCTACTCGTTCGCTGCAATCAAGCTGACGCAGGGCACCGGCTACGTGCGGGACCTGGGTGACGACTGGATCCGCGCCGCCCGCGCCGCCGGCCTGATACCAGGTGCGTACCACTGGCTCACCGCGGCCGACGGCGCGGCGCAGGCGCGATGGTTTCACCGCCACGTGGTGGCCGCAGGTGGCCCGGCCGGCATGCTCATCCAGCTCGACTGCGAGGATGACGGCTACGGGCCACAGATGCGCGCCTGGGCCAGCGAGTGGCAAAGATTGACCGGTGGTCACCCGTTCCTGATCTACTCGGGTGGGTGGTGGTGGCCGCGTACGGGCGGGTTCCGCGGTGCTGACCTGACCCCGTACCTGTGGCACAGCCACTACCTGACCGCAGACGCGGACACTGTGCCGGACGACCCGGCCGCGGTCGCCGGGCGAATCCCGGCCTCGTGGTGGGTGCCCGTATATGGCGGGTGGCCTGAGGCCACGATCCTGCAGTTCACTTCGCGGGGCGATGCGGGTGGCCTCGGGAACAAGGTGGACCTCAACGTCAGCCGACTCTCGCGCGAGCAGCTGCTTGCGCTCACCCGTCCCGCTGGGACGACACCAAAAGGAGATGATGGTATGGCCTGGGACGATACGACCAGCACCGATGTTGCGTACACGCTGCTTGACGGCGGCGAAAAGCAGTCCGTTCACTACCGATTGCAGCTGATGCGCGATCAGCTGGCCGCTATCACCACGGCGGTTAAGGCGATCGCGGCCAAGGTGGACATCGACCCGGCCGAATTGGAGGCCATCAAGCAGGCCGCAGCCGCCGGCGTGACGGCCACCGTCCCGGCCATCGTCCCGGCCATTGTGGACGCGATCGTGTCGCGTCTGCCGGCCGACGCGATGACCCGCGAGGATGTGGAGGCGGCTGTGCGCGATGCGTTCGCCGGCGGCCTGGCGCCTGACGCTACGCCGTGATCGACGGCATCCCCCTGGGCGTCTACGGGCCGTGGGGACTGGTGAGCGTGTTCTTCATGCTCGTGTTCCTCGGCCGGCTAGTGCCGTGGTGGATGCACAGAGAGCGTTTGAAGGACCGAGACGACCAGATCACCTACTACAAGGCCACGCTGGCCAAGCGGGATGAGCAGTTCGACAAGCTACTCAAGCAGGGCGAGCTGAACACCCGACTGCTGGAAGACTTGAAGGCCGCCAGCAGGAGCGGCGCCAGCAGGAGCGGCGCCGGATCGGAGCACCGATGAGCGCATGGTGGAGGCGACTGATGCCGTGGCGACAGCGTGAGCCGTCGCAAGACGTCCTCGAGGCGCGGGATCGGCTGGAGGCGGTCACCCGTGATGATGAGCGGGTCCAACATCTCGAGCGGCGTACGGCCAAGATCCTGCGTGAGGACAACCTGGCGCCGACCATCATGAACGCTCTGGGGGTGAGGCGGCGGTGACATACCAGAGCGTCATGGCATTCATCACGGGAATCGGCTTGCTCGGGTGTATCACGTTCGTTGTCCGGTACTGGATTGTCACGGGCGGGGCGTGGTCCACAAGGGAGGCCGGGCGTTTTTTGATGGCGGTGTACGTCAACCTCGCCGCGCTGTTCGCGTTGGTGCTGATGAATCAGATCTGGGATGACTGGCCAGGTAAGAGGCCGATCACCTTCGTACTGTTCGCGGCGTACGTCATCGAGACGTGGTGGCCGATGCGGTTACTCCACAATGCACAGAACCGGAGGAGAGATGGACGTAAAGCGGATTCGTAAGGCGCTCGTTGCGGGCGCCGGCGCGGCGCTGACCGCGGTCGTGGCGGGTGTGCAGGGCGGTGCCCCGGCCACGAGCGACGGGTGGGTGGGTCTGATCGTGGGCGCGGTCGGGGCGGGTGTGCTTGTCGCCTGGGCTACGTACAAGGTCCGCAACGCGGGCACCGTGAACGGGTCCGACCCGGTGAGCCCGCAGCTGCGGCCCGGCCGCCCGCCGCTGTAGCGGGTTCGGCCGTTCGGACGACGGCGATCATGGATCTGGTCTGTCACCCTGCGCGTGTGGACATCGACACGAGCGACGCTGACCTGGCCGAGCTGGCCGAGGACGAGTACGACGGCGAGGCGCCCGGCAAGATCCCGACGACCGTGCTCGGGCCGGTCGTGTTCCTCGCCGTCCCGGCCCTGGGGCTGATCCTGCTGGGCTGCTACGCATTGACGGCCGCGTCGACCCGGTCGGGGGCCCTCGTGTGGCTGCCCGTCGGTGTCGTGTTGGGGGCGGTGGCGGTCGGGCTGTGGCGGCGGTCCCGGATCGCGCACGCGGTGGCCCACCTCATCGCCGGCATGGTGGCGTTGACCTGTGTCGGGCTCGTGGTTGCGGTCCCGATCGTGTGGTGCCTGTCGCAACGCGACGCCAAGGACTGGTTCGGCATCAGGTAGCAAACGGCCCGCCGTCCCACATCGGACGACGGGCCGTTCGTTTGGGGCGTGCCTAGGCCTCGGACGGGCGCACGTACAGTGCCCACGTGCCGGGGCCGTCGCTGTGGAGGGTGTACGCATGCCCCGGGGCCAGGAACGCCACGGCGCCTGTGTCGATGAGGGGTAGCCGGTCGGTCAGGGTGCCGTCGCCGGCGCCCAGGCGGTAGACGTGGGTGTCGGCCGGCCACGTGATGCACGTGACCCGCCACCCGGTGCCGTCGTGGTTGATGGAGTAGTCCTCGCCGGGCTGCATCCAGTGGTGCCAGCGCCCGTCGTTTTCGAGGACGATGCCGGCCGGGCGGTAGTCGGCGTGTGCCGGGGTGCCGGGACCCGCCGCGCCCTCGTGCAGGTGCCCTTCGATCCGAAGCGTCCCGAGCTTCCGCCCGAGATCAGTCGACGTGATCATGTTGTCCTCGCTTCCTCGTGCTCGTACTGGATTTCGTGCCTGTCACCCGGAAGGGTGAACAGCGTTAGCCGCACAGGTACGTCGTCCTTGTCGAAGGACCTGCGTACCACCTCGGCGACGGGGATGCCGCGCGGAATGATCAGCAGCGCGGCCTCCTCATAGGACGGTGCCCGGGCAACCCACGTGTCCACCGTGCGTACCCATGGCCGCCCTAACCGGGCGAACACCTCGTAGATGCCGGGTGAGATGTCGGCCGGTAGCTCAATCGCGGAGCCCGCCACGATCGACCGCGGGTACCACGAGTCCGCGATCGCGAACGGGTCGCCGTCCACGTACCGCAGCCGGCGCCGTATTGAGACGGGTTCCCCGGTCGGGACGTCGAGGAACTCGGCTATCCGCTCATCCGCGTAGGCCACCTCGCAGGAGATCCGCTCGGATGGCTCGTGCCCTTGTGTGCGGACGCTGCGGCTCCATGCGTCGGACGGGATGGCGGCGCCATCGTTCTGTTCGGGGTCGGATGCGCGCCAGGTGAGCCGGACGGGAGCGCGGACGAAGTGCCCCTTGCCGTTCTGCGACGCCACGACGCCCAGCGAGACGAGTTCGCCGATGGCCTGGCGGACGGTGCCGCGTGATACGTGCGAGTCGTCCATGAGCTGTTGCTCGTTGAGGCGCGTGCCCGCGGGGAGAGCGCCGCTGGTGATGTCGCGGCGGATCTTGTGTGCGATTTCGAGGTATGCGGGCTGCCGGCCGTGCGTCGGCCTTGCCATGCGTCACCCTCCCTGTTCGCTTAGTTCTGACCTGTACAGATAGGTGCATCGGCTGTTGTGAACCCGTCACGCTCTGTTTACGGTTCTCGTAGCTGTTCTGCCGTCCTGTACGTACAGACAACAGGGTAGCTCAATGTACCGGGTGCGGCGGTCGGATGCCCCCGACGGCCTGGCCGCCGCGCCCTACCAACCCGCCCAAGGGGGGTACTGCACATGGGACAGCCCCGAATTCTGCGCCGCGAGGCACTGCAGCGGGTTCTGAGCCTCCATTGCCGTAGCCGGTGGAGCAACCGGTGCTCCTGCGGTGCGCGGATCACTGACGACGTCTGCCCCACGCTGCTGCACCTCCTCGGCACCGCATACATAGCAGCCATAGCAGCCGCCGCCGCGGGTGAGCGATGAGCACGTACACCAGCACAGCCCGGCGGACCATCGAACAGATCCAGGCCGTGGTGGACCATCACCCCATTTCGAGCGCTGACGGGCGGTGCGTGGTGTGCGAGGTCGAGGGACCGTGCTGGCCCCGGCACGACGCCCTCCGCGCGCTGGCGGCCTGGCACCAGCTCCCCCGGCGGCGGCCCGGTGCGACCCGCCCCCAGCTGATCGGCGCGCGGCGGGTGCGCGTGTGAGCATCCCGCACCATTACCGCCGGCCGGAGTGGATCTGTGTCGACGACGGCGAGCCCTGGCCGTGCGCGGGAGCCCAGGCGCGTCTCATCGCGGAGCATGGCGGGGACCGGATCGCGCTGGCCCTGCTCCTGGCGGAGCTGTACGTGCAGGCCGTCGCGGACACGCCTGCAGGCACCACGGCCGGCCTGCTGTACGGCCGGTTTCTGGGCCGGTGGCGCTGACCGACCGGACCAGGCACGACGTCCCGGACGCGTATACGTCCGGACGTATACGCGTCCGGACGTTTGGATCACCGCCCGTAGCATGCCGTTGCGTGACCGATGGGCGTTTTGGGTACCGCGACGTCGCGGACCTGTTGCGCGACCGGATCACGTCCGGCGAGTTGCAGCCCGGAGACCGGATCCCTACCGAGCGGGATTTACAGATCGAGTACGGCGTCGGCCGCGAGACGGCTCGCCGCGCTCACCGTGAGCTGGCCGAGGAGGGCTTGGTGGATATCCGCCACGGCTACCCTTCCCGGGTGAGGGTGCCACCGGAGCGGACCGAGATACGCATCACGCGCTACTCGACGCTGATCGTTCGCCTACCGACGCGGCAGGAGCGCCTGGATCACGGTCTGGCGCGCGGCGCGAGGATGGTCGAGGTCACGACCAGCGGGAAGGCCGTCGCCTACCCCGATGATCGGTTCTACTTCACGTCCACGTGAGCGCCAAGATCGGCGAGATCGGCTAGTCCTTTCGGTCAGATACGCGTGGATGATCGTCGCTTGACACGTGTGTTTCGCCTGGTCAGACATTTAAGCGACTCGGATGAATCTGTGGCGAGGTGTGCCCGTCCAGTCTCTGGGAATGCGCCGGCGTCCGTGCCGGCGTAGAAATATGACATACGTCTCAGTCAGTGACGTGTGTAGATTCCTGCCCCGTCCTGACCAGCGTCTTTCTCTGATCCCTCAAATTGGAGGTACCTACGTGACCAGCGGAATGAACCGGTGGCTCGTCGCCGCCGTCACAGTCTCCGGCGCATACATCCTCGTCACCGGAGCGACAGCACTGGACGGTCAGCCGAACGTCCCGCCACAGGTCAACATGGCGATTCTCCACGGACTCTCACTGGCCGTCCTGATCCCCGCTATCGGTGAGCTGATTCGCCGCCGCGAGGCGCGCATACTCGCGGCCGTCCGCCGGGATATCGCGATGCTGAGGCCGACTCAACCGCTCCGCCAGATACCGGTGGCCGTACCGGCTACCTACAGGTCGGGGACCGGAGCCCTTGAGCCCGAGTGGGTGGCACGCGACGACGAGATCAGGGACTTTCTTGCCCGGCAGCTGATGGACCCGCCGGACGACGAGCCTGCGTGAATTGGTAGCAGCGTGGTAGCAAAACGGATCGGATCGGATCGGACCGGATCGGACCGCGGCTCTTCAAAAGCCCAGGTGGGAGGGCTGATCCGGTCCGATCCGGTCTGATCCAATCTGATGAGCATGGGACTCATAATCCCTCGGTCGCGGGTTCGAGTCCCGCCCGCCCCACCAAGAAAGGCCAGGTCAGACGGCCTTTCGCCGGAACGGCAGTACGTTGGACTTCGGTTCTGGTAGCAGATTGGTAGCAGAATCCGTTCCGGTCGGCTCCGGTTCGGGCTGATCTGATCCGGCCTGATCCGGCCGCCACAGGTAGGCGCCGAGCTTCGTCACCGCGTCCCGGGCCATCTCGGTCGCTACGTGCTCGTAGACGGGCATGTCCTGCGCCCAGCCCATGAGTTCCTTGCGCAGGCGCCTGTCGACGCCGGCCGCGACGAGGTTCGTGGCGGCCGTGTGGCGCAGGTCGTGGACCCGCGCCGGCGGCAGGCCAGCCTCGAGCAGGATCGACTGCCACTCGTCCCAATCGCGCTTGGGATCGATCGCCCGTCCCCACACGTCGGTGAACACGTACCCGCTGTCGAGCCGCTTCGGGCAGGACACGGGCTCGTCTGCGCAGGTCGCCGGCGCCTTGCATCCGTGCTGCCATGACCACTTCGAGCCGGCTGCCTTCTTGTCGGCTTCTCGCTGCGCCTCGTGGTCGATGAACGCCTGCAGCACCGCCGAGTCCAAGACGTGCGTGTGGTTGGACGCCTTGGATTTCGGGTCGCCTTCCACCAGTCCGCCGCCCCGCCTTTTCGGGCAGGCGCTCGCATGCCCGGTGCAGTCCTTCGCGCACGGCGGCGGGCACGCGCGGGTGTGCCGATTGCACGGCTGCCGACACGGCTTCAGCTTGTGGTGGCCGTGCGGTCGCTTCGGCCGCGGCGCGCCGCCGCAGGCGTGCGGATCCTCGCAGCCGTGCTGCCAGCTGCGCCGCTCGATCTTCTTCCGGGTGCGGACGGTGCCGGCCTCGGTGTCGACGTCGCTGGGCATCCGCGGTTCGGCGGGGCGGTGGTACGCCAGGCCGAGGCACTCGCCCTGCCGGGGGCCGTGCACCAGGGCCAGCAGCCACCGGGCCGAGTTGCGCCGCTTCATGATCACCGGCATGACCTGGCGGACCTCGGCCAGCGACAGCGGGATGATCTCCTCTGTCTTGTCGAGGGCCGGCATCGCCACGAACTTCGCCGCGTTACGGCTGACGATCTTCTCTGCCTCGGCGTAGCTCAGCATCGCCCGGAGGACGCGCAGGGTCTTGCGGGCGGCCTGGGCGCTGACGACCTTCTTGACGTCGGCCAGGAATGCCTTGATCGGCTTCTCGTCGTTGAACTGGTGGACACGCAGCCCGCCGACACCGGCGAGGCGTTGGGTCGGCTCGCGTTTCGGGTGGATGTACTGCGTGGTCACCGTCCGGTAGGACGTCAGCGTGCCGTGCCGCAGGCCCCGCACTTCGCAGTCCTTCATCCACATCGCGGAGAGCTTCTCGACGCTCGTGGTGGCATGGTTGGTCGGCTTCTTGACCACTGCGCCTTTGGCGAGCTCGTCCTCCAACTGCCTGATCTTGTCCTCCACCTTTCGATAGCAGGCGCAGGCCTTGTCGGGCACGATCTTGCACTTGTTGCACATCGTCCCGGTGCGGTGGGAACGGTCCAGTTTGCCGTCGACCTTGGTGCCGATGGGCACGAAGCTGTGCCAACGCCTGTCGGCGCCGGCCGCGGGCGGGTAGGTCACCGGGCGGGCGTTCTTACCTCTTGGCATCGGGGAGCCTCCGCCGCATCTGAGGCTCCTTGGGCACGCTCACGACGTCCTCCCAGCTGTCGGTGGTCCGGTCGATGCCGGCCAGCAGCGCTGATTTCTGCCGCTCCGTGTACCGCGGGCTCAACAGCCTGGACATCACCCGCTGCACCGCCGGCGGCAGGGGAGCCCGGGGGGCGGGCGGAGCGCCGACCGTCCCCAGCTCCGCCGCGCTCGCCAGCCCGGCCCTGATCATGAGGTCGCCCAGGCGGACGCCGAGGTGGGGTGCGATCGCTCGCAGGCCGGCGATGGCGGGTTCCTTCTCGCCTGCCACCCAGCGGCCGATGGTGGTCGCGTCGACGCCTGAGGCGCGGGCGAGTTCGGCTTTGGTCTGAAATCCGTGCTCGGCCATGAGCAGTTCGAGGTAGCGGCCGAAGGTCGCGGGGTCTTTGGGCACGCCAGAGACGCTATGGCGAGGTTGGCGGGCTGGCATAGCCCCCGTGATCAGCACACGTGCACGCATGCCATCAGTATTAGTTGATGGCATGCATACATGCAAGCGAATCCCGAGCACGAAACAAGATGTTCATGTCCCCCAACACAGGGGGTTGCACGCGTGCAGGCAAAAGGCTACTGTTCCGGCATGCACGCAGGCAGGCCAGAAACCCGCCCCCGCACCAGAGGACCCCACAGGGTCAAGTTCAGGGCCGAGCGGGCCGAGCAGATCACAAACCGACGCGGCCTCGAGCACATCAAGGACCGGGCCGCGTACTTCAACACGACACCGACGACGTACTCCCGGGTAGTCCGCGGACTGATCGACCCGGGAGAGGAGTTCATCGCCGCGGTCCTGGCCAGCCATCCCGGCGACCCGGAGATCACGTGGGACAACCTCTTCGAAATCGTCGAGGTGGCCCCGTGAAGCCCACCGACCTAGACAGCCTCGTCTGGACGAGGAAGGAAGCCGCGCTCCGGTTGAAGTGCGGCACCACGAAGATCGACCAAATCGTCCGGTCGGGCGCGCTGAAGTCCGTGAAACACGGCGGCACCCGGCTCATCCGTGAGGCGGACCTCCGCGAGTACGTGGCCAACCTCCCCACGGAGCCCGCAGAACACGCGGCCTAGCCCCACCCACCAACCCCCTCAAGGAGACCACCATGTCCATCACCACAACCCCCGCCACCGCCACCGAGGCCGAGCTGACCGACGAGTCGGCCGAGGTCCTCGCCGCCCGGAAGGCCGCGGCCGAGTACGGCGCGGTGGTGGCCGAGCTGCGCCGGGTCGCCGACGCCATCGACGCCATGCCGGTCGGCGACCTGGCCTTGCCGGTCGTCGAACTGAAGATTTCGACGAGGCTTTACGAGCGGATCCCGGCCGTAGATGCGGTCAAGATCGCCACCGTGGACGCCGTTGCCATGGCTGTCCTCGGTCGGGCTGCGCAGACCGAGGCGACGTCGCAGGACTGGATGTACCACATCGCGATGGAGCAGCGCGGGCCGGTAAACGTGAAGGTCTGGGAAATAATCGCGGACCCGAAGGTGCGCGAGCGCGAGTCCGAGCTGGAGCGTCTGCGCGCCGAGGTGGCCGAGCTGCGCGCCGCCGTCCACCACGACGACCTTACGCCGGACGAGATTCGCGACGGCGACGACAGCGCTGGCATCCCGATGGATCCGCGGCCTGCGGCCGGCCGTGCCCGGAGGTCGTGCGACTGCGGCGCGACCCATTCGAACCGGCGCCCGCACGACCCACACTGCGGCACGGTGGCGCGGGTCTGAGATGTCGCCCCGCCGGTTGTCGAGGGCCGGCGCTGGGCGCCCGTTACGGGAGTGGCCTCTGAGGGGGTGGCCGGCCCCGTAGCGGTTGGGGTGGTGGCGGGTTTTGGACGGGCCCGCCACCACTCACCACCCACCGTCCTCCACACGCACTGTCCATATGCGACACCCGAAGGGAACCGATCATGGCCACCACGAAGACGGCAGTAGACCAGGCCACGCGTGACGCGATCCACCGGGCGTTGCCCGGGCCGAAGGGCGACAAGTGGACGACGGCTAAGGCCGTCGCCGACGCGGTCGGCAAGGGCTACTCGACCGTGACGGAACACCTCCGCGCGATGGTCGACGCCGGCACCGTCGCCATGGACAGGCAAGGCCGCAGCAACGTGTTCCGCAAGTACGGCCCATCGCCGAAGCTCAAGAAGTCGGACGTGCCCGTACCGCGCGCGGAGTTGGTGAAATCGGCGCGGCCACGGCGTCGTCCGACCGTGACGCGCGGTCTGGAGACTGTGGAACTTCCCGCCGCCGACGTCGACCTTAGGTTCGCCGAGGACACAGGCGGATGCGACTACGTCGTGCCCCACAAGAGGCAACCCGAACCGGTACCAGACGCGCCTGACGGCGAGCAGGTGTGGATGGCGACCCAACGCAAGGGACTCAACTACCACCGCGTGGCAAGGGCCATCCCGGGCGTGACGGTGTGCGGCCGGTCGATGCGTACCGGTGTGACCGTGCCCCTGGCCGAGGTGCGCGAGACATCGGCCAAATGCCGGGAGTGCTACCCATTCACCGCCGCCGACGTGCGCGACCTGTACGCCCCCGTGAAGGACGCGGAACCGGTCGCGGTGCCGCAACCCCCGGCCGCCGCGAACGTGCCCGCCGGTGGCGACCTGGGGGCCGTGGTCGGATTCATGGAGGCTGCACGCCCGGTGTCCGCACCGCCGGCCGAGCCGGCGGAGCCCCGCCGTGCCCGCCGGGACAAGGGGCCCGCCAAGACGTACGCGGTGTTCGGCCGGGGCGAGCTGCAGACCGCGATCCTGGCCCACGTGCAGGCCCTACCCGCGGGCACCGACACCACCCCGTACCAGGTGGCGACGGCGCTCAACGCCTACCCGGGCGCGGTCGCGTACGGCCTGGATCGGTTGCGGGTCAAGGGCAACCTGGCCAAGACGTCGGACAAGCCGATCCGCTACGCGGCGGTCTGATCCATGTCCGCACCCACCCTCCCCGACGTCGCCGACGTGCCCGTGCCCGTGCAGATCAGCGAGCCGGGCGTGTACGACCTGCCCGCCGACGTGTACCACGCCGACCCGGTGGCGGGCGGGTCACTGTCCTCATCCGGTGCCCGCAAGCTACTCGCGCCGTCGTGCCCGGCCCGCTTCCAGTACGACCGGGAGCACCCGGCGGCGCCCAAGGCGGCATTCGACCTCGGCCATGCGGCGCACAAGGTCGTGTTAGGTGCCGGGCCTGAGCTGGTCCGGATCGACGCCGACGAGTGGCGCACCAACAAGGTCAAGGCCGAAGTGGCGGACGTCCGGGCCGCGGGCGGCGTGCCGCTCAAACCGATCGACTACGGGCGGGTGATGGCCATGGCTGAGGCGCTACGCCGCCACCCCCTGGCCCGCGTCCTGTTCGACCCGGCCGGCGGCGTGCCCGAGCAGGTGCTTGTGTGGCGTGACGACCCGACGGGCGTGTGGCGTCGGGCGATGCTCGACTGGCGGCGGGGCAGAATCATCGTCGACTACAAGACGGCGGACTCGGCCGCGCCGGAGGTGTGGCGGAAGTCGGTGGCCTCCTACGGCTACCACCAGCAGGACCAGTACTACCGCGACGGTGTCACCGCGTTGGGCCTGGCCGACGAACCCGCCTTTGTGTTCGTGGTCCAAGAGAAAACGCCCCCATTTCTCGTCGCCGTGTACGACCTCGACGACTATGCGATCCGGATCGGGCGTGAACGCAACCGGCGGGCGTTGGAGGTCTACCGCGACTGCACCGCATCCGGTGTCTGGCCCGCCTACTCGCCCGAAGTCGAAACGATCGCTCTGCCCCGCTGGGCCGAGTACCTCCACGAACATGAGGACGTGACCGGATGAGAGGCCAACGCGGGTATGTGCTGTTCCGCGATGACACACGGATCGACTACGACCCGCCGCGCAACACAATGGACCCCCGCTACGCCGCCTGCAAAGAGCACCAGCTGGCGTGCGACTGCCGCGAAGCCGAACTCTCGGAGGAGATCGACGAGTACCGCGGCGAGTTCAGGGCGGTCCGGAGGGCCATCGTAAAAGTCCTCAGTGGACACCCGAATGGCTGCAAGTGCACCGGATGCGAGATCGCCCGCCTCGTCGGGCTCACCCACATCATCATGTACCCACAGGGAGAGGTGCCGTTCTGATGACCACCGACATTGCGCGCGTCGACGACAACGCCAACGGGTTGGCGCCGCCCGCCATAGGCGCCATGGGATCGGTCACTACCGACGCCATGGCCCGGCTCGCCGAGTGGGTAAACGCCGCATCACAGGCGCACAAGCTGGTCGCGCCGCTCATCGACTCCGCGTTCGTGCCGGTCAATTTCAAGCCGCGCGTAGCTCCGAACGCCAGCGACGACGAGAAGTTCCACGCACGCGAAGTCGCGATCGCGAACGGAACATCGGCCGTACTGCTGGGACTGAACCTCGGCTTCGACCCGCTCACGGCGCTGCAACAAATCATCCTGATCTCGAACAGGCCCAGCATGTACGCCAAGGCCAAGGTGGCGATCCTCACCTCCCGCGGCTACGACATTTGGACCAAGGAACTCACCGACGAAAAGGCAGTCATCTGCGTGGTGCGGCCAAACACCGGCGGCCGCATCGAAGAGTTCTCCGTCACGATGGAGCAAGCCAAGAAGGCCGGCTGGACCTCGAACGAAAACTACAGCAAAACCCCGCAGGACATGCTGTACGCCCGCGCCGCCGGCCGGGCCTGCGACCGTACCGGAGCCCACATTCTGTTGGGCATCCCCACGACGGAGGACGTCCCCGACACCATCGAGGTCACGGCCGCCGTCGGCGCTCGAGTCACCGCGGCCGAGATCCTCGGCACGGCCTCCAAGCCTCGTCTGGCCACCACCGAGGCGGACTGGGACGTGCGGCGGCCTGTAGGTCCGGACGAGCCAGAGCCGAAACCCGCCCCGGCCGATGAGGTCCCGGCACCGGCGCCCCCGGACGAGCCGGAGCCCGACCGGATGACCCTGGCGCAGCAGCGGAAGCTGTTCCCGCTCCTCAAGAGCCGCGGCTACGACGACAAGGACGCGGCGCTCGCATTCTGCGCCATCACCATCGAACGTGAGATCACGTCACGCAACGAGCTGACCGCCGCAGAGGCGGGGTTGCTCATCGCCCGGCTCGAGGCCAAGCCCCCGGTCCAGAATGGAGAAACGTCATGACCACGTACATCGGCCAGCACCGGATGGGCTGGCGCGAGGCCCGCTACGTGCGCCGCTTGGAGCGGGTGACGGTGGCAGACGTGCTGCTGGCCGCGTTCGACTGGGCCCGGATCCCGTGGGCGAACATGGCCGCCGCGTTCAAACACCTCACCACGGCGCGCAAGCCGGTCGGTGGGTACCAGATCTGCCTGACGTGCGAGCACGGCCAGCACGCCGGGTGTGGCCTGTTCGATACGGATCCGCCGTGCGGCTGCAGCTGCTACAACGCCCAGATGGGCCGCGCATATCAGGCCAGCCCGCGATGACCGAACCCATCATGCCGCCGATGAGCCAGGAGGCGCCGTACCCGTACGCCCTGCGCGCCCTGCTGAACTGGCTGGAGTACAAGCAGGGCTGGACGTTTTGGCTGTCTGATATGGACCGTGGGCAGGGCAGTGCCGGCCTCACGTTGGTCATCACCATCACCACGCCGAACAGCTACCACCCCCCGGTGATGATCCGCGTCGCCCACCTGATGCCCGTACCCCCGGCCGCGTATGACGAGCGCTCGTGGCAAAGGTGGCTGTTCGAGCAGATCCTGTTGGTGGAGCGGCACGAAGCCTGCGAGTTCTTCTCGATCGACGGGGACAAGCCGTACGCGCCGTCGCACGGGCCGGGCAATGACCCGTACCTGGTCCGGGAGGTTGGCACGAATACGGACCGGCGTACCTCGTTCCGGGGCGACGTCGCAGACCCGAAAGTGGGCACGTGATGGCCGACCTACCACCCGAGGCACGCTCGCCGATCCGCGGGCCGTACGCGAACTGCGTGGAGGTGCAATTGTCAGCGCTCAGCACCCGGGCGGCAGCAACTGTCTCGTCATGGCTGATCACGTCGGCCAAGTTTCATCCTGCGTGGACACAATGGACGCTGTACGCCGTGCACCTGCGCGAGGTGCCGGGCGTGTCCGCGCCAGCGTTCCAATATCCGGGCGCGACCCACGAGGTCGGACTACTCGCGCTGAACCCTGACACCCGCGTGACGGCGGAAGACATGGGCCGCCCGGATTGGCGGATGCGCTACCTGCTCCCGCCCAACCTGGCCTTACAGTTCACGGCCACCGACGACGAAATGCGGCACGTGTGCGCCCTCATGTGTTGGTCAATCAGCGCAGGCCACCACTCACCCGAACCCGCGCTCAGTGGTGGCCCGGATAGCGACTGGGGCCGGGGCTGGCTGGCGTCCATCACGAAGACCCTCGCGCATTTCCGGGGGGAGGTACACGCGCCATGACCACCAGCAAGACCGCGCCGCGCGTCGACCCGGACGAGCGGAAGTACCTCGCGGATGCCTACCGCCAGGCCGCGTTTGACCTGCTGCATGCCGCGCGCCGGCTGCAGGACATCACCGCGAAAATCCGCACCACGAAAGTCAAGGTCGCCCCGCCGTGCATCGTGGACGTAGCCGACGCCATGGCCATCATGTACGAGCTGCCGTCTGTACCGGCCACCACCGCGAAGGACAAGACATGATGGGCGAGGCGGTCATGGAGGCGTACGGCGCATGCATCCGATGTGGACACGCCTTCGGATTCGACCCCGAAACCGTACCGAGCACCTCGGTACACCCCGCGACCATGTGCCCCATCCGACCCGACGGCACCACCCTCAAACCCGGCGACGCGGACGCGATACGCGAGCCGCTGTGCCCGCCGTGCGTGCACGTATTCCGCGCGGCCGGTGGCAAGGACCGGCCCATCGGGGAACTGTTCCCGCTCGCGCACCTGGGCCTCATCGACGTCGGCACCGCCCGACGCATCCAGGCCGGTGCGCGATGAGGATGTACGCGCACTTCTACCGGTGGAACCGGTGGTTGGTCGAGCTGCGGATGCCGGCCGACCGGCACCTGATGGTGCATGCGTGGCCGTGGCCGACCGTGAGCTATTGGCGGGTGAAGGCATGACGACGGTAATCGGGGTCGACCCGTCGCTGTCGTCCACGGGCCTGGTCACGTGGCGGGACGGCCGGTTCTACACATCCACAGTGGCCACCAGTCCACGCGACAAGACAGAGCACCGCCACCACGTCATCATCATGCGGATACTCACCATGCGCGACCCGACCCCCGGCCGAACCCTCATCGCGATGGAGGGCCGGATCACACCCGGTGAAGACGCCGTACAGACGGCCATGGACCTGGCCGAGCTGCGCGGCGTGCTCAACCACGGCATCCACGTCGCCGGCCTGCCCAAGGTCGACGTGCACCCGTCCACGCTCAAGGTGTACGCGACCGGCAACGGGCGGGCGTCCAAGGCAGACATGGAAGTCGCAGCACGGGGCCGCCTCGGTAGGCACCTGCACTGCGCCAACGACGACGAAGCCGACGCCGCATGGCTCGTCGCGATCACGCTGCACCACTACGGGCTGCCGCTGTGCGCCTTGCCCAAGAAGCACCACGCCGCAGTGGTCAAACCACCGTGGCCACCGTTCACATTGGAGGAATCGTGAACCTGCCGGCGCATGTAGTCGCCGCCCGCGACCAGAACCATGCCATCCTGGCCGAAACCGTCAGCCTCGTCCGTGCCCACCTGGCGCACTGCACCGGTGTCGACTGCCCCGGCGACGCAGTGGCCTCCGCGATCAGCATGTCGAAGAGGGACGGCGTCGAGGTCCTGCTACAGGTGGCACTGTGCGAGCTGGCCCGCCAGCCGGCACCACCGAACACATTGGAAGGAGTAGACACCGATGGCTGAGATGCCGCGTGAGATCAGGGTCGACATCAAGGCGGCCGTCAACGAACCCGAAGCCGACCAGTTCGGCGAATGGGCCGTGATCGAGCTGATGGGGCACCGCAGGGTGGCCGGCTACGCCACAGAGCAACGCGTCGCAGGGCACGGCTTCATCCGGGTCGACGTACACGACGCGGAGGGCGTGCTCCAGGTGACGCAGATCTACGCGCCGTCGGCTGTGTACTGCATCCACCCCAGCACCCGTGACGCGGTGCTGCAACTGGCTACGGCGCTCAAACCGCCGCCGCCGATACAGCAGTGGGAGCTACCCGCCGCCGCGCAGTCCTTCCCCGACGCCGACCAACCGTACTGACGATGGGTGAGAGGAAAGAGTGCATGACGATCTTCGTAGGCGGGTCCAAGCACGGAACCGGGTATCGCTCCGACGTGATGCCCGACGTCAAGCCGCCACCGTCGTATGTGGACATGGCGACGGGCGACCAGTATGTGTTGGCGCCGGTCAACTTTCAGACCCAACACCCGCTCACCGGGCAACCGGATCAGCAGTGGGAGAACACCATCTATCTCCACGCCGCCCTCACCCAAGACCCGAACATGGGCATGGCGGCGCTGCAGGACGCTGTTACGAGATGGTGGTTTACAACCCACGGTACGCATAAGCCACTGTCCACACCGGACACGAACGGCCGCGCCGAGGCGTCACCCGAACCGCAAGTGCTCGGCTACCTGGCGCTCTGCGAAGGGTGCAGGTCCGACCTCGCATTCGACACCCAGATTGAGCGGGCCAAGTGGATGCAGGAGCACATCGACAAGACGGGCCACAAGCCCACGTGGTCCGACGCAGTAGTAGTAACCGATGAGGGAGTGACCGATGGCGGTCAACGTCAGCGCGACATTTAAAAAGGACGAGCGTGAATACAACGGCCTCGAAGGGATCCGCGACGACCTGATCGGCAAACCGTTGGAGCGGCGCACCATCGTCGCCACCATCGAGGTCACCGCGATTACCACGAACGTGCGAGACGGCGGAGTACAGACCCCGACCGTGCGTCTGGTCAGTGTGGAAGCACTCTCCGGCGACGACGCCCTGACCGCCCGCAAACTGCTTGACGCGGCCTACCACGAGCGGACCGGGCAGACCGCACCGCCGCCGAGCCTGTTCGACGACGGCCAGGACCCGGACGCACCGCCGAATGACCCCACGCCGAGCGCTGAGCGGTGGCCGGGCGACGACGGCGAGGCGGCACCCGACGACGCCGACGACGCCGCCCAGGACGAGGTAGCCGCGAAACGGGGGCGCAAGCGGTGAACCCTGATCTGGTCGTCGCCGGCGCGTGGGGCATGGCAACTCGGACAGCCGCCCTCGAGCGGGTCACCCTCGGCGGCCTCGTTATCGACGAGTGGGAACTGTCCCCAAGCAACGGCCTGGGCCGGATCGGGCCCCTCGCCGCCGCCGGTGAGGGCCCCATCTACGTGTCCGTCATCGACCCGCAGGTGGGCTACGAGCTCGCCGCGATCGACGTGGTGGTCATCGTGTGCCGCGTCGACCGGCAGCTATGGCGGACGGCCCGGCTACACCGGCTACCGGCCGCGCTCGCCGCGACCGTGGCCGTCATGGCACCGATGCTCGTCGACGACCACGACCACGCCCGGATGGTGATGCGGCACCTCATGCGATCCGCGGTCGACGGCGCCATTCCGACGGTGCCGGCCGGGACGGACGACGCCAATTTGTGGGCACTGACGGTCTCGACCCTCAGCCGTGCCACGGCCCGGGCGGTGGCCGCGGTGGGGGCCGGCTGAGCTGTTCACCACGGACGGTCCAGTTCGGACCGTCCGTGGCCGATTTGAGAACGAGGGGCGATGGACCAGGAGGCGTTGGCCGATGGCCACGGCGAGCATGACGCGCTTATCCACGGCCTGTGGAAAAGGGTTGTGGACGGTGGCGCCATCAACCATGGCGCTTGGTTACGTTGCTGCGCCGAGAAGTCCTTTGTCGGCACGTGCCGTATGTGTGGTGACTATCTTGTCCCGCTCCACCCGTATGAGGTGCAGGCGGGCCGCTACGACTACGAATACAACTGTCGCAATGTGCGATGCGGACAGACTTACAACGCGCCAGGCGGCCGGTCGTTCATTCGGTCATCCCGTAGAAGCGAACGAACCGGGGGGACAAAACGTGGCACGTAACTTCTCCAACATCGTCTGCGCCATCTGGAAGGATCCGGATTTTCGGGCGCTGCCGGGGTCGATGCAGCGGACGTACATGATGCTGTTCAGCCAGCAGGACATCAGCGCGGCCGGCGTCCTGGCCGTCACGCTGAGCCGGTGGGCGCGGTACGCCGCCGACACCACCGTGGAGTCGATCACGGCAGACATTGGCGCCCTTGTCGATGCGAGATATCTAGTCGTCGATGCCGACACTGATGAGCTGTTGGTCAGGTCGTTCATCAAATGGGACAAAGGCTACCGCAATCCCAAGCGGCGCCCGGTTCTGCTGGAGGCCATCGCGCAGGTGCAGAGCCCCCTCATACGGGCCGCGATCGACGTGGAGCTCGCCCGGCTCGACGCAACCCCCTCCGGAGTGGAGCGAGCCGCAAAACCGCAGGCTAATACCCTATTCGATACCCCATCCGATGACCTATCCGATAGGCAATCGCAAAAAACGGGCCAGAGCAACGGCGCGTACCTCACACCACACACCACAAACCACAAACCACAAACCGACTCACTACGTTCGTCAGGCACCACGGCGAAAATTTCGCCGTCCAAGGGATCGCGACTACCCGACGACTTCGCCATCACCGACGACATGCGCGAGTGGGCCCGAGCCAAAGCACCCCGATGCGGAGTCACCGACCACGAGGCGTTCGTGGACTACTTCCGGGCAGCACCAGGCGCCAAGGGCGTCAAACTCGACTGGCCCGCCACCTGGCGCAACTGGATGAGGAAAGCCGAAGAGAGCCGATGGCGCGGCAACGGACGCCCACCCGGACCGCGACCATCCACAACAGACGAAGCCGTCGCCCAGACGCTACGACTCGCCGAAGACCTAGACCCAACCCGGACACCACCGCGAAGGGCGATAGCCGGATGAACCTCCAAGAAACCGCGATGGTCCTCGCCAAATGCCAAGCATTCGACCGGCGCACGGTGGGCGTCACCGACGTCGAGGCGTGGTGGGAAGCTCTCCACGACCTCGAGGTGTACGACGCGTTGGACGCGGTGACCCGCCACTACCGTGACCGTCGAGAGTGGATTATGCCGTCCGACGTCCGGCACCTGGCCGCCGACATCGACCGGGAGCGGCGCCGGGCCGTGCGTGAAGCCACGGAGGCCGAACAGCGGGCCATCGACGCGCGGCCAGCCACGACAACCGACCGGAGCCGAGAAGTCCGCGACGCCGTACGCGCCATCCTGCCCAAGGGCGATCCCGACAAGCTCCGCTGGGGTCACAAGCACTGGCGCGAGTTGCAGCGCGACGAACGCCGCCGCCGTGAGGCGCAACCGAACCCCGACTTTGCCGGCTACCCCAAAGCCGTCGCACCGTCCGATGTGAAAGGAGAAGCATCGTGAACAACAGCACCCGCACCCGCCGCAACACCCGCGTGTTCAGGTGGGAAGATCCGCCCGAGTCCACCCGCCCGGTCGGGCTCAACGCCGAGCGGGAGAGCCGGTGGGCGGAGACCGTGGCCCGACTCCAGCTGAATCCCGGCCGCTGGGCGATCATTTACGAGGGCAGCCAGGGCAGCTGCGGCAGCCTGGCCTGGTCGATCCGTCGCGGGGCCACGTTGGGTTTCGCGCCGCCGAACAGTTTCGAGTCGGTGACCCGGGGTCCAGACGCCGGCCTGGTCCGGGTGTACGCCCGCTACGTCGGCGAGGACGGCGCGTCATGACGCGACTGCAGAATTTGTTGCCGACAGGAAATCCTGCAGTCGTCGGGTACGACCGATGAGCGACTACTGGACATTCCAAAACGAGCTGGATGCGGCCGACCGCGAACTCGAGGAGTTCATCGAGGCCGAACGCGACCGCGACCGCATCTCGGCAGAGAATGCCGTCACCATGGCGGATGTCGAGATGGACATGTACCTGGACGCGATGCGCAGCGGTCACCGGATGCGCAGCGGCCCGGCCCGTGATCGCTGTCTAGCGCTCGTATGGAAGACGGGCATGCGGCTGAGGCGCGGCACCTGGACGTGGCGCGACATCTCTGCGGCCCGTGCCGGAGGTCCACTGTGAACACGCCATACGTACGGCCCGGTCACTACGTTCGCGACCTGGGCTTCATCGAGGACGTCAGCCACAAGGCGCGCAACCCGGTCCCGGTGTACAACGGCCGGCACGAGTGGATCGTCATTGCCATGTTCCGGGTCACCAACCCGGCCCGGAATCAGCACATGCTCGACCACGAAACGATGCTTGCGATCGACGGCCCCGGGTGCCTCCACTGTAACCAGCCGTGGACGCCCACCATCGGTAGCAAATGCCCCGGTGACCCGAACCCGACGCAACCATGAACACGTGCCCGTGCTGCGGTCACCCGATCGGAAACCGTGGATTCGCACCGCGCAACGGCACAGCTCCGTGCGTCGACGGCCGGTACACCACTCCCGAGTACACGTGGGCATGGCCTGTGGTGGCGCTCGAAACGGCGGGCCGCCCCGTGGTCAAGGCGTACATCCTCGGACGAGGCCCGAGGTGGCAAGGATGAACCCCCGCCGCACACCGCCCGTGCCACCACCCCACCTCCCACACGGCAAAGCCCTACTCGCTCCCGACGAGGCCTGCCCCGAATGCCTCCACCCCGGATGGGCGCACTACCGAGCCCGCGACGACCACCCCGCCGGGCCGAAATGTATCGGCGACGACTGCAAATGCCAGGTGCTCGCCCGATGACCACAATGGAGCCCTACTACACCGACGGCATCGTGACCCTGTACCACGCCGACGCCCTCACCATGACCGGCTGGCCCTGGGCGTCCTGCGACGTGTTGGTCATGGACCCGCCGTACGGGCGCGGCTGGCGGCAAGGCGCCTCGAGGCCATCCGCAGCGCGGCGCACCACCACCGGGACGAGACGCAGCCGCAACGGCTATGCGGGCATCGCTAGCGACACCGACACCGCGGCACGGGATCGGGCCCTCGCACTGTGGGGCGACCGGCCAGCTGTGGTGTTCGGTGACCTGCTAGTCGCATGTCCACAGGGGACAAGGCAAGTGCTCATCTACCAGAAGCCCCCCGACGCCGGCACCAAGGGCACCCACGCCAGCTACCGGCGAGACGTCGAGGCCGTGTATCTGGTCGGGCCGTGGCCGGCAGGCATCAACGGTGACTCGTCGGTCCTGCGCAGCGGCGCCCGAACCGTCGGCAACCCCGTCGGCCTGGCCGCCCGCTACGGCCACCCGCACGCCAAACCCGTAGACGTGATGGTGGACCTGGTGCAACGCTGCCCGCCCGGCACGATCGCCGACCCATTCGCAGGGTGCGGCTCCACCCTCATCGCCGCACGCATGGACGGCCGCCACGCCATCGGTGTGGAGCTCGAGGAGCGCTACTGCGAGCGAGCCGCCCTGCGCCTGTCACAGATGATGCTCGACGCATGAACAACAACGTGGGCCACAACGAACGCCAATACCGCAAGGACCGGGCCTCGTTCATGGCGCGGTGCCGAGAGGCAGAACGGCCGTGCATGTGGTGCCACACACCGTTCCTGTGGGACCCGCCCAGGCCCACCCACCCGAAAGCGTTCAGCGTCGAACACCTCATCGCACGATCGAAAGGCGGCGCTCGAGACGACGTAGCCAACTGGGGCGCTGCTCACTTTGGCTGCAACTCATCCCGTGGCAACCGTGATATGTCCACAGTGGCCACACCCACACCAGACCCGAAGAGCGAGGAATGGCCGTGACAGAACCAGTACCCTCCACCCACAGCATTGAACACGCCGCCGAGCTGCGCCTACTGATACAGCAGCTGAGCGATGCGTACGGCGAAGCACACGCCGCGATCGTCGAACAGTCCGATCGGGACGGTGCCTACATCCACCCACTGCGAGCGATGGACACGAACGGCAGGTACATCCTGCTGGACGCCCTGACTGCGCTGGTACAAGCGCGCGCCGCCCTACTCGTGGCCGAGGTGGCAGGGCTATGACGCAGCTACCCCCTACCTGCATCGCGTACCGCGTCACGCACAACCCCGTCTGGTCGCCAGGTGTGGCCCACCCACGCCACCAATGCACCGACACCATCCCTCACCCCACCGCCCCCCACCTGTGCATCTGCGGCTACGCATGGCAAGGCGTCGGCACCGCCGCATGCGCACGCTGCAACACCCCACAGACCACACCAGGTGACCTACGCATAGCCCTCGACCACAACGGCACCACACACTACAGATGCACAGACACACGTGAATGCGAGCGCGCCTACCTACACACGCTCTCCACCCCCAAAACCGTCACTCAACGTGAGGGGGGGAGGGGGTTGCACGGAATGTCCGAATTGGTGGACGGC